TAATTAACCACGTGATGAGGCTGAATCACCTGTACCAGCAGTAATTGCTACACCACTAAGTTTATCTGCACCTTCAATTACATGTGCTGCATTATCGTAACGGATTGTAATTGTACACTGTACAAACTCGCTTGAGCTGTAGTTTAAATCGCCATATTGGATACTAGGAATAAAACATCCTACTAATTCCCATTTGTCAAGAACACCTGCATCACCTTCATCATGTGCACCATCAAGTGTTTCGATTTCCATCTTAAACTTGTAGCTTGAACCTGATTTAGATGAACTTTGTGTTGCATGGTTAACCTGGTTGGAAAGTTGATTTCCTAATTCTTTAATTACATCACTGTTTACATCGTCACGAACAACGAGTGTAATATCCTGCCATGTATGTTTGCCAGCTAAACGGATCTTGGAGTTGTATACATCAATAGTAACATCTTCATGATCTAATGCTGGGCGTGTTACACTGATAACATTCTTAGTTACTAGTGCCCCATTGTTACTGTTTCCCAAGTTTGTAAACTTAACACGGAAACGGTACTGTAGCTTTGGCATTAGTGTTGATTCCCCACCACCAGAAACTGGTACGCCAAAATTTGTTATTACAGCCATCTTAAATCTCCTTTTAAAAAGTATTTGTTATACTATTATTTATGCAAAACAGTCAAAAAAGAACAGCGCCTATTTCTAGACGCTGTCCTTGTTATTATACTATTAGTTTATTAGCTAAGTTCGCCTGTGTTAACAATGCGAATTGGGATATAGATAAATTCAGCCGCTTTGGTTGGCTCAATTGCAATATCAATATACAATTCATTTGCATCAATTCTTGCAGGTGTGTTATTTGTTGTATCACACACCACTGCAAAGTCATACACACCACGTTGTGCTAGGATATTTGACATAAATCCATCAAATGTTCCTTTGGCATTTGAACGTGTGTTTGCATCATTTGGCTCAAACAAGTAAGGTCTGCCAATAACTGCAAAACGCTCTCTCAAGTATGCTGTTAAACGTGCTACGTTTACACGATCCAATGCACTTGCGCCACTGTGTAGGGATTTTTGTCCAAAAACAACAATACCTTCTGCTGGGAAACGAGCAATTGGGTTAAGTTTTTTAACATACATTGCATCACGTGATCCTTGTGTTAGTGATGTAGCAACAAATTCGCCCTCACTGTTTAAGTAACCAACGTTGGTTGCATTTTGTACAACACCTCTTGTTAGGCCAGCTGGAGCAAACCACTGGAAGCTAACATTATCGTTATAAGCATATGTGTATAGTACACTGTGCGAAGCTGGAGCAACAACATTTAGACCACTTACTGGGTCAGTTGTTAGTACACTTGGATAATAGGCTGCTGCATATGTGTTCTTGCCTACTAGGCCAGCTTCACCGTTTTCAGTTGCCGCAGTACCGTCAATCCATGTAACTGCTTCTGTAGGGTTGATACGGAAAGGTGTATCAACAATAATAAATGCTGTTTCATTGCGATCACTGTTTAATGTAACCATCTCATCAAACATTTCTGGATATCCAGGAGCTGCAATTAAGCGGAATTGGATATTCTCTTCACGAAGTTCAGTTGCTGCTGCACTTGCCTGCATAGCCGCAGTAATAACTCTGCGTTGTGCTAAACGACCAAATGAACCTGAACCGTCTGCCTGGTTACCGGCATAGTTGCGCCATTTCCATGCAGTTGCTAGTGAGCTGTCATATTTCTTAACAGTGTTAGCTGAACGACACATATTGATTGATGTAATGCCAACTGGATAAACAAGTGGGTTAGGTCCACCAGCTAGTACACCAGCTGCAGCAACATAAGCACCGCCTACGTTTGCTAAGTCTGTGATGTCACCAAATACAACACCAGCACTTGTGCTTTGATCTGTGTTGTCTTTTGCTACCCATGCACTACCGTTATGTCTGTAGATTTTTGGAATTGTTGCATCATCTGTATCAATCCAATAATCACCGTCTGCTAGAGCGCCGCCTGATTTGTCTGTTAGCGGAGCAGAAGTTGTATACTGTACATCACTTGCTTTAACCCATTTTTGTACGCCACCGTCTAGAGCTGCTTCATAAATGTCTAAGTCGTTTACGTCTGGATCAAACCAAATTGTGCCGTCTACTGGGTTACCAGTTGGCTCAGATGTTGATACGTTCATTACATAACCACCAGTGGCAATTGCCGCTGATGTTGCAATGTCGTCCCATTCTTGTGCTGCTGTATCGTCCCAACGTTTGATCTGTACTAAACCGTTTGCTGAGTCAATAGCTAACCAAACATCTCCATCAACCAGTGTGCGAGCTGCACCTGCTGTACCGTCTTGGTTAACGTCGGTATTAATACCTGTTGGTGCTGTACCAATTATGTTAGCATAGACTGGAGTTTTAGTTACAAATTTTCCTGTAGCAGTTGTATATAAAGCAATATCAACTTTAATTCCACTACCTGGAGTTGTGGTCTTGATCCAAATATCACCGGCTGATGGTGAAGCTGGAACAGTGTAATGTGGGTCGAATGAAACAGTATTTGCAGAGAATCCACTATCTAACGCATCCCATGCGCCACTTACACCTAGGTAATAAATGATTTGTGTTTCTGTTGCACTATTAACAATCTCAACCAAGTAAGAACCGTTAACCACTGTTGCTGTTGCGGCACCTGCTGTAGCTACAACTTCAACTGTTGGAGTTTGTGCTACCCATGCACCGCCAGCACTATATTCATAGATGCCGTAGTTAGAGTTAGTTGGGTTAACCCAATATGTTAGGTTAGCTGCAGGTCCTGTTGGAGCTGCTGACATCGGGCGCAATTGTGAAACGTTTACATTTGCATTAACAATGTAAGCTGCTGCACTTTGGCCTAAAAAACTATATGCCGCAAGTAGACCATAATCGTTTGTTTCGTCACCCTGCTGAACTGTGCCACTTACTGTACGGAAATCAATATTTCCAAAGTATTGTGTTAGTTCACGTTGTGATGTAACTAGGATTGGTTTACCTGAATTAGCTGCTTTGGTATATTTTGCAATACCGTCAGTCTCTGTACCTGTAGGATCTGTTTTATTTTGTCCAGTTGCAATAAACAACATTGGAACTGTGCCAGCGCCTGCAGGACCATATACTGACTCGTCTGTTACTGAAACCTGTACACCAGGTGAAACAAGATTTGCCATTTAGGATTCTCCTTTAAAAAATAACGTTATTAGAAACATTTTGTTCTAACCGTATTTATAGGATCCTTTATATATTAGCTTGTTACAGAGTTATATATGTATTTAATTGAGATTTTGTAAAACTTGAAGTTTTAAATCTTCCAGTGATGAGTTGTTATTTATCTGAAAATCAAAATTCCAGCCAGCCCAACTCCATTCACTTGGGTGTATTTCTGGAAAGACTACTTGCATACTGTTGTTTGCTGTATTATTTACGCCTACTAAATTTATATTTTTAGCAGTTGCCCACCAATCTGGCTTGTCTTCGCGCCATACTACAGCAGTTTTTCCACCCAATCTTTTGATAACATCCAGTTCATTAAAAAATCTGCAATCACTAATGACAATGTTTCCATCTGTCATTTCAATCTGACGTTCACATGCCGCAACCCAGATGTCTGGATGAAAGTTTTTCCGAAATACATCAGTACCTATATACTGTAATGCATAACGAGGAGTAAAATTGGGGATATCCAATCTATCTGCCCACCAAGTGTCTACTTGTTCTCTAAACACTCTACTTTCAGGTGTATTTCCTTCAAGTAAAATACGATCCCAACTAAACAATGCTGCACAAGCATCTTTTAATACACCAGCAAAACTAATTCGCTTGAATCCTTCACTGATGAGAAAGCCTGCGGCTGTATCCTTACCGTGTCCGATAAGTCCGCATATGCCAATTATTTTTTTAGACATTTATTATCCTATAACGAAACCTAATCCAGTCGAACCTTCACTGTATAGTGTAAGCTCTTGTTCCAATTTATCGATCTCACCCATTGCATCTGTGCGCAATTGGTCTGCGTTCATTGTGGTACCACCTTGTGGGCCAGCAATTTGTGTAAACTTACCACGAGCTTCTGCTAACATTAGACGGGCATGTGCAAAGGCATAATCCTTAACCCAAGGTCCTGCATATGTATCACCCAGTATATTATCGTCTGGACGATAATTATAGCAGTGTAGGATAGCAGTATCAGCCGCTTTAATTTTACGATGAAGCAATAGTTTATGGTCTTGGGGACGCCAAGTAAACATCATTTCAGCACCAAATAGTCTTCCCATTGTTTCTCTATACTGATGCATAAAATCAAACATTGCAAGCCCGCCACTGCCTTGTGCATTTAGAAGATATGTATTCATAAATGCAGCCTGAAAGGGCTCGATGTCATTTCCAGTGCCACTACTTACGCCAGTTGTTCTGCGGTAGATATCTTTAACTTCAATAACTTCCGTTGGCAAAGTATATTCATTTTGATCTTCATTTAGTGTAAGAAATATAAAACTTTCTTCTACTGCATTTTCAGCTCTTTGGCGATATTTTGCTAAACTTTTGTTGATGGCCAGTTCATAATGTTCTGGATCAAGTTCAACATCAACCATTCCGCCGCCAAGGCGTAGTTCCATTTCTTTAATTAGATCACTTTTTGCACTCATGGTTTATTCTCCTGTGTATGTATTTATTTAAACACAGCCAGAATTACCGTTTCTTCATTAAATCGTCCGTTGAGTTTAGTTTCGGTAGTTTTAATTGTTTCAAACTCCTTGACTGTTTTGGCTTTGGTTGTCTTTTTAAAGATATTCAACTGCTCAGCTGGCTTACGAAGTGTCTTTTGCAAACTGTCTTTTTCATTAAAGTTAAGCAATGATGTACCTTTGACTTTGAATCCATCAGCATCATTACTCACATACACACCCAGCTTACGGTTCTTGGTATTGTATACTACAGCCGCCACTGCTCCAATTAGTCCACTAGGGCTAACACTGGCAATACCATTGTCACTGTCAATCTTTTTGTATTTCATTTTGGCAACCAATTGATCTGCACTCTTCTCTTTTACTTTGCGAGGCTTCTTGGTTGCTTTCTGACTAACAATAATCATATCACAAGCATCAATAATCTTTTTATAAAGATCCATTGCTGCTTTCTTTTGTGCAGTACTATAGTGGGAGTAACCTTCTTCCAGCTGATCAATCATATCTTGATCATGTTCGCTAAGTTTTTTACGTTGTGTAGCAGTAGGTAGGTTATTGAGTTCAAATAATTCCTCATAACAGCCCTCATAAAATGTACGAATAATACGGGCATGGTTAGCCTTTGCTTGTGCTTTTTGTAGTGCGGACAATGCATTAAAGTTTTTAACCACTGCTGGGTCTTGAGTTTCAATAAACTCATCAACCACTTGCTCAATTTCCTCACTCATAAACACAGCAGTTTCTCGCATCATCTGCTGAATAGTAGGCTTGTATACATTTTTCTCTGTTTCAGCCTTGATCTTATCAGCTTGTTCTTTTGCTTTAACCAAAGGCGCACCCTCAGCAATTGCAGTTTCAATGGTCTTTTTAATATAGTTACTGGCAGGATGCATAACATCACCTGTACCTGGAAGACTAGTCCAATAATCAGCATGTGCTTCATGAAAATCTGGCATGCCGTCCAACAACAATTTAGCATTAATTGCAGCATTAATCGGTACATGCGGTGCTGCTTTAACACATTTGATGTCTTGCGCACTGTATCCTTCTTTTTTCATCCAATTGTATAGAAAAGGAACAATATCTGCATGTTTGACTGTTTGATACATTTCATCTGTTGCAGTACGTCTCTTTTTGCCAAATTCTTGTCCAC